AGGGTATTGGGTCTGTAACAGACTTAACGGCTTTGTTTGCTCGTCCTGCTACTGAAGCCCGAACGGCATCTGTAATAGCTGTTAATACCATTTTACTGCTTCTCCTGTCATGTCTAAATATCCTTATACACTACTGAAAGTATTTATACGTTATGTCATACAAAGGAAAATATAATCCAACAAATCCTCAAAAGTATAAAGGTAATCCTAGTAACATAATTTATCGTTCTCTTTGGGAGAGAAAGTTTATGGTATATTGTGATACTAATAGTTTTATATTAGAATGGGGTAGTGAAGAGATCATTATACCATATTTATCTCCTTGGGATGGTAGAATGCATCGTTATTTTCCAGATTTTTATATAAAAACTAAACAAGCTGATGGGTCTGTTAAGAAGTTTATTATTGAGGTAAAACCTAAAGCACAATGCTCACCACCACCAAAACAACCTAAAAGAAAAAATAGAAATTGGTATGGTGCAGTTAAAACTTGGGGTATTAATGAAGCAAAGTGGAAACATGCAACTGCTTGGTGTAATAATAATGATATGGAGTTTAAGATATTAACAGAAGATCATCTAAACATAAAGTATAAATAGTCATATGGCACAGTCAAAATTCATACAAAGCGTTCTGGATGCAGCAAAAGGTAGACCAAAATCTACTCAATGGTATAAAGATAAGATCAAAGAGTTTGGTAAGCCTACAGCATTGAATTTGATTAGAGATGGTAAAAGAAATAATAAACCATTTGTTGGTAAGTTGAATATGTTTTTGTATAATCCTAAATTCAAAAAGACTCTTCCTTACTATGATACATTTCCTTTGGTATTACCTTTAGAAGCATACTCTGATGGGTTTCTAGGAATTAACTTTCACTATCTACCAATACCCCTAAGACTTAAATTATTGGACAAATTAGTTGATTACTCTAATAATACACAATTTGATGAAAGTACAAAATTAATCGTTGACTATCGAAAACTTAAAAACGTAAAATTAATAAAACCAACCATACACAAATACTTGTCTGGACAAACACAGTCACAGTTTCGTAGAATAGATGCAGATGAATTTATGATAGCTGCATTATTACCAGTACAACAATTCAAGAAAGCTTCTTCTGGGTCTGTATGGTCTGATTCTAGGGGAATGATCTAATGGCATTTGCAAGTTTTATAGAAGGTACATCTTTTGGTGTGTTGAATAATATTTTATCTGCATTTCATTCAAATGAGGGATATGCATTACCGAATAGGTATGAGGTAGTAATAAATCCTCCAGCAAAAGTTGGTGGTGGTGGTCAAGAAAACATGTTTAATAATTCAGAAAGAGGTGCTAACCTAAGAAGCATATCTTTGAGAGTAGAAAGTGTTACATTGCCAGGGCGAACATTAACAACGGCTGAAGAAACAAACATATATGGACCTAATAGACAAATAGTTGAAGGTGTAACTTATGCCGATGAAGTTTCAATGGCTTTTCAAGCAAGCTCTGGTTTAGATGAAAGAGTATTTTTCGAAAATTGGCAAAAACAAGCATTTGATGAAAAGACTTGGAACATAGGATTTTATAATGATTATATTGGTTCTATGGATATATATCTATTGGATAGACAAGATCAAAGGCGTTATGGTTTAAAGATGTGGGAAGTGTTTCCTAAAACCATTACAGCAACAGATTTGTCTGCTGCAGAAGCAAGTGAAATTATTAAAACAAGCGTATCTTTCTCTTTTAGATACTGGACAAATTTAGATCAAAAACAACAAGCCCCAAACATAATGGGCAAAATATTTGAAACTGTGGTCAACTCAGCGGAGAGAAATATTACTAGAAACATACCTAGAATATTAAATAGATTATAATAAAGGATGAATAATTATGGCGCTACCTAAACTAGAAACACCAGTATATGAACTTGAACTACCATCAACTGGAAAAAAAATAAAATATAGGCCTTTCTTGGTCAAAGAACAAAAGACACTAATATTAGCTAATGAATCTGGAGAAGAATCACAAATAATGAGTGCTCTTGCAGGAGTTATTAATGGGTGTACTTTTGAAAAAATTGACCCATTTAATATTCCTATGTTTGATGTTGAATTTTTGTTTTTGAAAATTCGAGGCAAATCTGTAGGTGAGAAAATTGAATTGAATTTGCTCTGCCCAGATGATAATGAGACTAGAGTTAAAACTTCTATAAATTTAGAAGATATTGGTGTAAATCAAAAATTAGGACACACTAATGAAATTAATATAACTGATAAAATTAAAATCATAATGAGCTACCCCACAATAAATGAAATGACTGGGCTTACTACAGATGTCACTTCAGAAATGGATCAAATTCTTAACATGATGAAAAGATGTATCCATGAAGTCCATGATGGTGAAACTGTTCATACTAAAATAGATATGTCTGAGTCTGATTTGGATGAATTTATTGAAAGTCTTACTACTGAACAATTTGAAAATGTAGCAGAGTTCTTTGATACTATGCCTAAAGTTTCACATTCTATTGAAGTTACTAATCCTAAAACTAAAAAGAAAGGTGAAGTAGTTATAGAGGGCATCCAAAGTTTTTTCGAATAACCCTTTCTCATGATTCTGTGGTTAATTATTATAAAACAAACTTTGCACTAATGCAACACCACAATTATAGTTTATATGATTTAGATAATATGATGCCATGGGAAAGGGAAGTTTATATAGGTTTGTTAATAGAACATCTAGAAGAACAAAAGAAGGAACAAGCTAAATAATAATGGATATTTTAACACCAGCTGGTGCAGCGATAGAAATTACAGGGTTTATTCTACCATATATCGGTATGGTGGTAATTGTTGTGTTTGGCTTTATGTTAAAAGACTTTGCAACAAAATGGGGCAAAGGTATTGCTTTTCAAATGAATAACCAGTTTCAAGAGGGTGATCATGTCCTTATTGATGGAGAACGTGCTCTAATCGTTAAAATAGGTATGACACAGAGCGTATTTGGTGTTACTAAATCTAATGGTGAGTTTGATGGAGACTATGTGTGGAGATACGTACCAAATGAACGTATAGAATTTCTTAAATTAGAAAAGATAATTTTCGATCATACACCCCTAAATAATACTAATAAAATAAAAAACAACTCAAATAAAATTGAGGAGATGAAAAATGGCAAAAGATAATGATCAAGTCAACATCATAGAAGTAGATAGAAGTACCGCAGAGGAATCTACTTGGTACAACCAGATTAGTTCTTCTAGAATTGATAAGTGGCGTATCTGGCCTCGAGCATTGATTACTCTCTATGGATTTATGTTCTTTCGCACAACAGAATGGTTCATGGCATTACCAGAACCTACTGCACCTCAAAGTGCATTTGTAAGTGTCATAGTAGGTGCTGGTGCCGCATGGTTTGGTCTTTATGTTGGTTCTGGTGGAAAAGGTAAAGAATAATGGCTGAAGATTTTAAAGCTCTAGTTGCCGCACAAAAAGAAACATCCAGACTGATACAAGAACAAATTAGACAAGGAATGTCTGATGAAGAACGAGCAGATGCTGATAAAGCAACTGTTGCCAAATCGCTTGAAAGAAGTGAAGCAGCAAGAAGGGGCTGGGAAACTCGACAAGAAAATCTTTCGAAAGGAATTAAAAAAGATGGTAAGAAGGATGCGCTGGGCGAAGAAGAAGATTCAACTAAAGATGCTGCAGCGAGTTCAAACCAATTAACAGCATTACAAAAAATTTCTGGATTTATGGGTAAAATTTCAAAGGGGGCTAAAGAAAAAATAAAGTCTGGACTGTCTGGTTTTAAAAAATTTGCTTTTGGTGCTTTGGCTATTGCTGCAATTGCATTTTTAAATAGTCCTATGTTTAAGACAATGATAAAATTTATAGATGATAAGATTATTCCTCTTATTGCAACTTTATATGATGATTATATAAAACCATTTGGTGTATTTATAAAAGACAACTTAGTCACATTTTTTAAAGATTTAAAGACATTTTATGATGACCCAAGCTGGGAAAATTTCAAGAAATTTGATCTTGTTGCTCTAGCTACAACAGCAGCAACCGCATTGGCTGCAATCACAGCATTATTTGGACCCAAATTATTATTTAAAGGTCTTAAACTTGGAGTTAAAGCATTTAAGGGAGCGCTTAGTCTTGCTGGTAAGGGTATTGGAAAAATGCTTCCTGGCGGTGGAAAGGGTGGCGCAAGTAAATTAGGTGGTATAGCAAAAGGTGGGGGAAGTAAATTAGGTGGTGCTGTACCAAAAGGTGGTGGTAAAATAGCTGGAGCTG